CTGATCGAAGGATCAGAGGAATCTATCATCGATTGATAAGCACTGAGGTCAATGCGACCATTGAATCTAGTAGATTCTGCTTGAGAATTGTATTGATCGACAGCTCCCAGAACTTTAGACGCAACCTCATTATTTGAGAGTGTAGTTTTATTACCGTCAAAGAACGCCCAAGTTTTTGGTCTAATGTATAAGGTAATTGGATCGACAATAACAGGTTCGATTGCTGCAATCGAGTATTTAAGCAGATTATTCTTGATTCTTTTTTTGGTTGTTGTATTAAGTAGGGCACCTGATTTAGTTCTAATGGATATGTAGACTTTTCCGTAAATTGGTGGTGATAAACGTTCTCCACCGTAAGCAGTAACGGATTTTGCCTGTGGGTATACCTTTTTGGTAATAAATTCGTAATCAGATTCAGTTACTGCTCTGTTCTGACTGTTAAACGCCCTAGGAGCGTTGAATTTAATACTTAGGGTAGATTCTACGTCTTCACCATCTTGAGCACCGTCTATGGTCACAAGAGAGATGTTAGACGAAGATACGTGACGACCTTCTGAGTCTATCACACGACCGATGAAACTAAATTGCTTACATCCGTTAGCAGCAGTTCCTTCAGTACGTACATACTTTAATTTAATGACTTCACCTGCAATTAATTGACGACAGATAACTCCATCACCAAAAACTACGTTATAACGTTGATCATCAGTCTCCTCAAGGAAATATCCACGAGTAGTACCATCAACATCAACAATATTCTGAACCAAATTATATGTATCAATCTCTTCAGACTGTGCGTTGGGTGAAATAGAGACAGATAAAAGATCTGTATCCACCTGATCAGAAGGAATTAAGTAATCTCGCTTCTTAACATCATCAACAGTGTACTGATACGTTAAAGTATTACCTTGATTGATAACTACCTTGCTAAAAGTAGCAATTCCAGTACTTTGATCAACTGTTGCTTGTAAAGCCGATGGTAAAGTAAATGTATATCCTTGTCCACTTACAGCAGATACAAAAACATCACCAGCTTGTAAAGTTACTGTACCAGGATAGGTTGTACCAGATCCAACAGTTTCTGTTTGTACAGCAAATCGCACACAAGCTTTTGGTGCTTTAACTGATCTAGGTGTGTAATTTAATTGCTTTGCAATCTTTACAACATTATCTCTAATAGTTGCAGACTCAAGAAACGCCTCATTCATTGCCATATTAGCGTTGAATGCAGCGTAGTATGTGTTATATGATAAAACGTCAAGCAAATATGATGCAGCAGACCCGTCAAAATCATAATCTGTGAACTCATCTCTAGTTCTCAGGTATGATCTAATAGATTCACGTATCTCTGAAAAGTCTAAAGACGTTAAATTTGATGGTATTGCTGCCATTATGTTCTCTCCAACAAGAAGTCTACAGTTTGGGTAAGAGTTTCACCGATAATAGTGTAATCAACCTCAACTTCAAGATTATTGGTATCATCTACCTCTAACCTAACTTCATTAACAACAACACGTGGTTCAAATCGTGCTACTACGTTTAAGATCTCTTCTTTCAATTCCTCAGACATAAAGACATCGAAATTCTCGAAAAGCATCTGACGTAACCTTGATCCCTTAGTTGGTTGGAAAGGTCTCTCTCCAAACCCAGTCAGGACAAGGTTTTTGATGGACTGCTTAATGGCGTTCTCATTCTTAACCACAGAAAAATCCTCAGTATTGGGGTTGTTTTTCATCCCTATACTGAGGTCACGGAACTGTCTTGAAAGGTTCCTTTCTGCTTTAAACCGATACGCCATTTGGCGGTATTATTGTCTTAATAAGTCTATTTAGTCACTTTCCTTGTCCTCGGTACTTCTTCTTCGCTTTATTGCGTGAAGATGCACTGTATTTTGTGTTCATACTAGACCCTTGACGAGTCTTTTTGGGTCTTGCTTCGACAAGGTTCGTAGAACCCCAAGCACCTGTTTTGGTTTTAACTGCCATAATACGTTTGCTGTTTCTATGATGCTAACACATTTGGACTGCCAAATGCAACCACTGATGAACAAGGCCAACTTTTACCTGGTTTTCCATAACCAAGAGGATCCATAATACGTCCTATTGGGATCTTGAATGCTAGAACTTGCTTTGTAGTAGCATAAAGGAGTCTCCAGTGTCCTTTACCCATCATATCCTCAGTTGTAATAAGACTGCAAACAGTTGGTGTAGGAACAATACAAGTTGCTTTACCACAGGGACAAAGATAATTGATAATATTGGTTGTTGGCGATAAATGTGGTATAAATTGATCACCAAAGATCATAATTGGTAAACCATTTACTAGAACCGTTGCCCTCTGAGGGTTTAGAGCAGTAAGTGGGGTAAGTGGCATAGGAGGCCACATACAAGTCTTCTCCTTAACAACTATAGGCAGTTGAATCGGTGGAGTACCGCAAGACTGTGTACTATGTATTGTTGAAGGAATAGGCACACCGTGCCCTGAACAGGGTAACCCATTATGGTGTGCAACTGGTCGTAAGAGTCCTAATGCCATTATTGATCTTGATTAGTTAAGTCACATTCATCAAAATAGGGGTTACCCCATCTCTTAATAGAATCTTCTAATAAGTTTGTCGCTCCAGGCAAATAGTTTGCCCAGTGCATTTTGCCATTCCACGGTCCTAATTCTATGTATGGATTATCTTCTGAAGTTTTACCTGTATCAAATGCTACTGTAGAGTGCACAATGTTCTGTAGTGCAGCACATTGACCATATTCATTAAGGTTGCTGCTCTGTACCCACGTGGAGGGGTCAGAGAAAGGTTGTCCTGTACATATATCATCTGATGCCAATCCATTACCATTCTCATCATATCCACTATATACGTCCAAAACACCATCAGCAACAAAGTTATGCCAACAAAGATCTGGGAATTTGTTGTTAGTACAGCTATCTAACTGGATAGTATTGTATGTGTGAGTATATGTTTGACCGTTCATTGTGTCATATATGCTCACTGTACCACTTCCATACGCCGTATAGTTGTCAGGACCAACCCAAGTAGCGAGTTTCTCGAGCTCTGTCCCATAGAAATCGAATGTAGTTTCATCACCAGCACTAGGAACGAACGTATAATTACCACCACCTGAACTAAAACAACGTCCTTTTACCGTAGAACCACGTGTACAAGAGTGAGATTTATCATTTGGACCAGCAGGGCGTGGTCTAGTGTAAGAAGGTTTGGGTAAAGACTCCAACCAATCTAAGAATCTCTGGTTAATTACCTCACCTTTTTGAGAAACATCACCTTCACACCACATTGATACACGTACTTGAGCGAATTCTTCCTTACTTCCGCAATATTTGTAAGGTAGATAACCATAAGTCTTCTCATCACCGTACTGATCATACGCAACATATGGACAAGGTATGTCAAAGAAACGCCTAACTTGATAAAAATTGGTCTGAAATGTCTCTAAACACTCTCCTCCAAACATTCCAGGCATTCCAGCAGCCATTTTACTCTCAACATACGCTGAATCTTCTATAGAATGTGATACAGCATCAGAAATAAACGCATCATTTTGTCCCCAAGTAGCATCAGCATTCAAAATTTGACTTGAATATTCTTTAGGATCCATATATGTGCTTAAATTTGTCCAATCTTTACCTACACCTGGGTTTAAACACTTCACAGGTACTTGATCACAGAATTTTACCTTCTCATCAGCATTATAATCAGTCGCTTTAATGTATCCAGACACATAATCTGTCTGAATAGGTGTGTTAAATTGTTTAAATGACTCTTTAGCGTACCCTAATCCTTCACCCCAAGCGTCATTTGCTTCTTTATTTGGTATATTTTCACCTTCAGTATCAGATTCTAGTGATCTAGAGAGCTGATCTTCAATACCTTTAGCACCTTCACCCACATATGTGTCTGAACGAGTCTTTCTATCACGTTGTGCTACAGATATTTGTACTTCTTCGCCAGGTTGATAACCAGCACCTGGGTCAAGAATGGTTACTGTCTTGACACAACCTAATGCATCAATGGTAACTGTTGCTTCTGCTTGCTTAATAGTACCAGTATAACCTGCTTCAGTGATGTATTTTTGGTTTTTTACGTTACCTGCAACGTTTGCAGCGTCATAACCTGCCATTTCAAAGTCATCATTAGTCTCATAACTGATTGCAATCTCTCCAGATACGTTATCTTCAAAGGTTTCTGGTATATGAGACGCAGTATCTGAGTATCCTTCTTGTCTTGCAAGGTCAGGAATAGAAATAACCACCTGTGGATCGGTATAATCTCTACCACCATTGATAATTTCAATAGATGCTATCTGTCCTGCTTCATTAACTGTTGCT